GTTTGTTCTGAATCCAAGCAGATATGAACCGACAGCCATGCTTATTGCAAATGTCTGCGATATTACTGTCCTTGGTTCTTAAAGATTCGGATATTTTCTTAGCTCTTGCATCCATGAACTCATCTTAGCATAAAACTTAAGATACTGCAAATAAAAAACCCAGCCATTGCTGGCTGGGTTCTTGTTTTCATTGTTATGCTGCTTGTCTTAAGCAACCATCATCCTTAGATGATGAAGTTAGCAATCGACATGCGGGCATAAAATTTTGCCCCTTCACGCAGCAACTTCTTGCCATAGCGTGTCAGAATTCCCTTGCGTGGGCAGAAGGATTCTGGGTCGAGAACGACCGGTGTCTGTGTCAACGGAACGTATGGACAGTAGAAGTATCCCGAATCCATGTAGGAATCGCCCTTGTAACCCATGAGGATCTGGCCCTGTGGGAACAATGGATCTTTGTACAGTCTCCAACGGTTGTTGATTGTACCAACGTACTGAATACCCAACGATGAAGTGAAGGTCTCAGATGGTGCTGGTGCGAAACCGGCTGTAGCTGTTTCGAACACGGATGCAACTTCTGGTGAAGTTACAAGCCAGTTACATCCGCCACGGAGGGTCTTACGATGAACGACGTTCGATACTTCGACGACCTTAACATACAAGGATTCGTACTTTTCCTTGATGGTATCGCCGAGTGCTGTGTTGAAGTCCCAAACAGCGATTGTACCAGCGTTGTTACGCAGATCTGTAAGAACTTCACGGTCGATTTCGAGGTTGATTTCCTGAGCCAGAACTGCTGTAAGTTCGGCTTCGGCGTCGAGGTTGTGCTGGGATCGGAGATCCTGCTGAGCCTCGTATGACCAAACTGCCTTCAGCTTACGTGTCTTGGCTGCGATTTCTTCAGATTCGACCACAAGATTAACTTCTGGAAGATCTTGGTTGCACTCCATGTTGTACTCGTAGGAAGTCACGATGTGGTTTGCACCCGGATCGTTGTTCCATGTGAGTGTCATTTCGCCTGTCACGAGGTCCAGAGTACCACCAGTTGCCTTGTTGGTTGGTGATCCAATGTCTGTGAAGGTGAATGTTCCAGCTTCTGCAACAACAAATGTCTGGACGGCTGTTGAACCATCGTAGATTGTACCTGTCATTGTTCCGGCGAGAACTGGTGTGTGTTCCAGAGGAGCGTAGACGGAGTTAGTGTCGCCACCAACGTCAGTGCTAGAGGTCTCGTTCTGAATGAACTGGTGTGTGTAGAAGATGTCAAGGTTGCCATCACCAGAGGCCAACTGCTGCAACGATGTTGCATCATCTGTTGGGTAGCCGCTGTTAAGATCGGCTCCTCTCATAGCACCCTTGTTGCTGCTGTAACGGAATCTCAGGTAGTACACCAAACCTGTTGGTCCGAGCAGTGGCTGAACGCTAACAACTTTGTTGGCGATCAACTGTGGGTAAATTCTGCGAACGAGCGGAATCGAGATTCTCTTGAACTGAGCGATATCACCGGTGTCGGTCATAGCTTCGTTCATGAGTCTCTGATTTTCCAGAAGCACAGAGGCCGTGGCTCTCTCATAGCGGTTGCTGATGCCATCGAGCATCGACTTGCCGTTACGGAGTGGCTTTGACCATCTGGATTCGATCTCTCGTGCTTCGTTTAGATAACGTGCGTTAAAAGACATATTTCCTCTTATTTCTTAAGCTAAAAAGCTTGTGTTTGAGTTATCTGGACTTTGGGGCATCAATTGATGACCATGATTCTTGGAGTCCAGAAAGGACCAGAAGATCGGTCAGTGGATCAGAACCTTCCATCAGGTCTTGATCACGACTTCCCGTTTGTGTTGGGGCTGCGTATTCAGACAGAATCTGATCGGCTCCAACTCTATTGCCACGCCCACTTGCATTCTTTGCCTTGCTTGCTCTTTCTTTTCTTTCAACTTTAGCTGCTTCCGTCAGCAGACCATTGGCTTCACGAACTTGTTCGTTCAGCTTGCTGTTCTGTGCATTCAGTCTGACGTTCTTGGCTTCGATAATTCTGAGTTGGCCCTTAATGGATTCCAACTGCTTGTGTGTTTCTTCAAGTTTCGAAGAAGAGACCGCACCGAGGTTATCTGTGCCGATGTAATCCGACAGCATTTCTGCCATCTTGGAAACAACGACTCTTTGTTCTGCGATACGTGGATCGCTGAGAACATCACGCTTAGCGTGCTCGTAGATTTCCTCTTCTTGGAGACCGAGGAACTGGTCAACCTTGTCAACCATGAATTCCTTCATCTCATGCAGCTTCTTATCAAACTCTTCGTAGAGTTCGACTTCGATGCCGCCGTTCTTGCCCTTCTCAGACTGAAGTTCTTGATAGGCTTCTTCAAAGCCTTCTTCGAGTGCTGTCTCGAACTCTTCACGTTGTTCGTCAATACGAGTCATCAAGGAGCCAATGATTTCATAGGCTTGTTGATATCCTTGTTCAGCGACGAGTTCTGTGCGACTCTTCTCTTCTGAAATCTGAGCATAAGCTTCATCGAGCTTATTCTGGAACTCGGCCTCAAGTCCCTTGTATTGTTCGGCCATCATATCTTCAACGGCTTTGCGAACCTCGTTCACATGCTCAGCCGGGAGAATTTTCTTTAGTGCTTCTGTGATCTTATCCATTAGCTTAACCTCGACTTAATTTTCTCTGCTTGAGATTTCACAAAGCCGCCTAAACAAGCGATCAATGCTTCTTTGTTAACGGTATCTATGCTGCTAGTCTCATTTTTGTTAACTGTTTTCGCAACTTCTTTGCGAAGTGATGGTTCCATACGAGAATTCATCACGCTTTCTTTCTTGCTTGTTACTTTTTCTTGGAATGCTGAGAAGGTGCTTGGATCTGCTACAGCATCAAAGGTGATAAGCTTGTAGCTCTCGCCAATAACCAAGATTCCATCTTCATTAACTTTGCCGTTGCCAACGCCACGGGAGCTAATTCCGACCTTAACACCATCTTCGATCAAAGCCTTCAAGACTTTTCCGTGAGGTGTGTTAAGAATTTCTCCTTCGCCCATAAGAATGTTGCCTTCCCACCACAATTTGGTCACGATGTGGGATGCGTTTGCGAAGTGAATGATACTATCAGTAGGATGGTCTAGTTCTCCGATGAGTCTTCGATCATTGATAGCTTCCATAAGACGTTCTAGGTTTTCGTCAAGAACATTAAACGGATACATTCTTTTGTTTTTGTTAATCGCCTCAGCTTCCTGAAACTTCCCTCGGAACTTCACGAGGCCCTTGCTCAATGAGCTTGAGCCTTCGAGAAGTTCGAGTTCGAAGCCGGAGTGCGAGCAACAATCGACCAATAACATTTGATCCATAGTTACATGCTCCTTAGAAAATTACTTGTCTACAACCAAATCGCTCTTGTCAATCTTGGCCTTGTATCCCTTTCCACCTGTTCCACCGGCTTCCTTCGGAACGTATGGGTTCTTCAGATCTGGCCATGTGTCGCCTGTTGACCAAGTTGACCAGTGTTGACCGGTTGCATCTTTATCAACTCCCTTTTCGCCCTTCATGGTGTAATCACCGAATGGCTTTGGAACGTATGGGTTCTTGAGGCTTGGGAATGTTTCTTTTCCGCCTTCCTGTCCCCATGAATCATTTCTCATCTTCTTAGAGTGCTTGCCACCCTTGTAAGACATGTCTTCTTGTCCGATAGCTGGTGCTTCGTCGCCCCAATCGCCTGAGAAGGCTCCCGGAACAGCACCAACCTTTGCCTTCTTTGCCATGTCTGGGTGATCCCCATTGATGGTCATGTGTGGCTTGTTAGAAACACTCCATGTGTTGCTGCTGCCTTCGACATTAGCTTCGATCAAACGCATCAGCCAAGATGCACTTTCTTCGATTGTCTGAACGTCTGCTCGTGTTTCTCCGTTGAGAACCGAAGCCAAGTCATTCAGTTGTTGTGCTGTCTGGTGCTTGAGAGCATTGTCGCCACGTCTGTCAGCTTGCTTGTAAACACTTTCAAGAACTTCATACAGATCGGTGTACGCCTTGCGTTCCAATCCGAATTGTTCATCGAGTGTTGGGTAGAAGATTTCGGCAACCTTCTGGAAGTGTGCATAAGGATCATTGCCTTCGGCAACCTTTGGAGCAGCGGCCAGATGCAGGATCTGGTTGACTCTTTCAGAGTAAGCACTGTGAGCACGACGGAGGATTCCCTCTGCCATGAATTCACAGGTTTCGTCATCGTAGTTGGCAACGCCAACGTGAGACAAAGCTTCACCGATGATTGCTGACAATTCACCTTGTGTAACCATCAGGACTTGTGGGTACTTCTGAACAATGTTGTCCAGAGCTTCTTCGAGACCTTGCTGATCAGAGAAAGCGTTTTGACGCTTGAGAT